CCGCCACCGCCGCCACCTGTCGGTCCGTTCGGGTAATCTATCTTTCCCGCGGCGTCTGCAAGGTTGTTTGTCGCATCGGTTGCTTTATCTACGTTTTCCTTGATTTTCGCCGCTGCCTCTGCCGCTTTTTCGTATTCCGTTTTTACGCGTTCGGCTTCGGTTGCAACGGCTGCTTCTGCTGGTATTCTATTTGCATCTTGCTCAAGCAGTTTGTTCTTCTGCTCAACCATATCCTTATACGCTTGAGTAGTTTTAACGGCCTCTTCGCTTATCGCATCCTCCGCCGCCTGTCGCGCCTGTGATTGCTCAATTATTTTCGCAAACCGTTCTTGTTGTTTTGAATCTAGTTTTGCGCGCTCCTCTTCAATCATCGCCTCGGCATCGACCATTCCGAAAGTGAGCTTTTCTGTAAATTTCAATGAGGTAGAAATAAGGCTGAAAAACACCTCTTCAACCATGCTCTGAAACGTTGCAATACCTTTTTGCAGACCATCTCCAAACATCTCGCGAATCTTACTTACCCAAGTTCCAGCCATGATGATGATGGATTCCTTTAGGTCTGTTAATTCTTGAGATGCAGCTGAAAGGTTCTTTGCGTGCGCATCAAGCTCAGGATTAGCAAGCTTGAATTGAGCCGCCATAAATGCAAGACCATCTCCACCTTGCTTAAGAATTTCAACCATCTTAACGCCAGCCTCTTCGCCAAATGCTTTAGTCGAAAGGTAAAGCTGTTCTTGCGGGCTTTGTGCGTTTTTTATGGCCTCGGCCATAAGCATAAGCCCCTCTTGAACGCTCCTAGCAGATCCATCTGCGTTTTTAAGCGAGATGCCAAATGTGTCAAAAACCTTTACAAGCTCACCCGCTCCTGCTTGAGCTTCACCCCACTTTTTTGTAAAATCAGAAAGAGCTTTGTCGGCTTGCTGCGTGCTACCTCCAACTCCTCGCATTGCATCCTCGAAGGCAGCGATAAAAGTTGCGCTTTGTCCAATTTGCTCTGCTTTGTGGTTGAGGTTGTCAAAATAGCTCATTGCTTCATCAACAAGCCTCTTAACGGCTGCAAATGAAAGGTAGCCTGCAATTGCTGCTCCTACTTTAGCGAATGTATCTGAAATTTTCGATGTGGCTTCATGCGTCGAACGCTTAATACGTTCCATCGTTGACTCGTATTGCTTCGAGTCTGCACCAAACATGTATTTGATTACGTTCATTTACCGCGCTTCTTCCGTTGTGGTTTTGATGCGTTTATTTCCTTCACAATCTTTGCGTTGTATCGGTCGGCCTTGCTGATTGTCGGCTGTTTTTCGCGCTGTGCGTGCTCGTTGTAAATCGCACGTTGCAGCGCGTGCAGTATCAAAAACGGCTGGTTAAGCGTGACCTCCGGTGTCCATCCGTATTTACTGCCAAACGTATGAATCAGGTCAACGTAAATTGATTCGCGCTCAAGGGTTTCGAGCATCTCGAAAAGCGGGTCAATTTGCCGTGTTTCTTTGCGCTCCGAATCATCTCCTTTTGCTGCCTCACTAAATTCGCGGCCTAGATACTCAATAATGCCCTCTATAAGGTCTTTCGGCTTGTGATGCGCATTCTTCCTTAGCCATACCTTAAGGCCCGATTTATCGCCAATTCTGCCGCTTGGTGAGCATATCCAAGCAAATTGCCTTGCGTGCTCATACGGATCGCAGCTTGCATCCGGTTTGCACGTAAACATGTTTTCGACCGATCGCAATACCGCGAGTTTTGCTGGTGTGAAATGCACAACCATCGGACCAACCGTCTCACCATGCACATACATGGGAAACGGCTGTCCGACAATAGCGAAATCACGGAGCGTTATTTGCTCCGCGATCTCGGTCGCAATATCAACACCATCAGCCATCGGTTAGGCTGCTACGGTGAGCGAATAGCGGCGATAGCCAACCGCATCGGCAAGCGCATTGGTTGATGGATCGATTGCGTTGAGGATTGAGTCACCCGTTGCAACAATCTCAAGCTGATAATCACCTGCGACAGTTGGGGTTCCTGTGATTGCTCCGGTCGATGGTGCAATCTCGATTCCCGCAGGTGCATTTACGAGACTCCAAACAACCGTTCCAGCTCCGGAGTTGACCGTGCAAGTGATGAGGTTCTCTCCGGCCAATTCGACATCCTTTTTCATCGTCGGAAGATCCGCAGCAACCGCCGGGAAGGTGACAAGCGGGTTGATTAGTTCGTGTGCAGTGACGGTAACTTTCGTGCTGCCATCGGTTGAAATAGCGGTCGAAAGCTCGGTGATAGCATAGCCTTTGCCATCGAAAACAAACGTATGCCAGCGTTCCGGCATCGTGCCTCCATACTCGAACGTAAACGTGCCAGACAGGTTTCCAGCTCCGAGCGTGTATGATGCGCTTTTCGGGGTTCCGTCTGGTCCGTTAAGCACGGCCAAATTTCCACCTCTCCCAAGCGTTGCACCCTCCAAGAGATAGGTTTTTTCTGTCTCCAGGATGGTGATATAGGTTTTCCCGAACGGCATTTTTCCGTCGGTGATGAATGTTCTTTCTACTGCCATATGATGATCTCCTTATTTAGTGTTGATGTTGCGATGAAATTAAGGCATCGGATAAAGCGTTTTGAGATAATCCAAATAGGCTTTATCCGCGTAAGTGAATTGCGTTGCATCGGTCGGCAATGGGTTTTCCGGATCTTCCGGTGGTGTTACCTCAACCGCATTGCGCAAACAAACAGGCAATGAATAGCGGATCGAATACGTGTAAACGCTGTTTTGCTGATCGAGTTCAAATGTCGTTCCCTGCTCAACAAGATCGCCAATTTCAATCGTTGGTGATATTGCTGCGAGTGCATTGTTTAGGTCTGCGAGCTTATCAAGCGCAAGAATACGCCTGATCTTCGCTAAGGTTGCCCGTCCGCTTGTGTCCCCTATCTCCCTTTGAATCACAATCGAAAGCATACCTTGCGGATAATAGACATGCGCACGCTTAAGCACGTTGTCGGAGGTCATTTCAAGCTGGCTTTCGTCAACTCCACCTGGATCATATTGCAGCGAGACGTAAGACATTCCAACCTCGGCTTCACTCTGCCATTTTGCGACGCTAATTGACCCAGTTCCAAGCCTCGCAATAACAGCCGATTCGATGTGGTCTTCGATCAAATAATGTGCTTCGGTTAATGTCATGATACTTTCAAAAATGGGTATCTTGCTGCGGTTCGTTTCGCGTTATCGAAAAAGTTCTTCTCGAAATCCTTCTTGGTTTGCTTTGCGACTGAGTTGACGCCGTATGCCATGAGCCGCCGAAAATCGAGTTTATCCAAAGCAGGATATTGATTCGTAAGCTCGATCTCTAAACTGTTTTTTCCGTCTCGTTTTAGCGCGCTTCCATTGCGGTATTTGCGACCATTTTTAGCCACAGCATCGCGTATCTTCTGTAGGTCTTTCGCACCTTTAGGAGCAACTGATTCGATCGGTAAACCAATGTCGTCTAGTATATCCAACCAGCTCTTTTTCGGGAAGTAAACGCTCCGGAGTGCGTCGAAATACGCCTCTCCGTAAGCAGTTGTAAATGCGTCAACCTTCGCAATGTGATCCGCTCTGTATTTGTCCGGAAGCGGTCGGCCTGTGCTTGATTTGTCTTGCGGTGTAAATCCGTTGTCGGTGTATGCGAACAGCGCAACGCGAGAATCCGAGCGTCTCACTTTTCTCCATGTGCGACCGAAATCTTTGCGCAAGTTTGCGGTGTCGGTTATCGCTCCATCACCACCACGCAATCCTGTTGCATTCGCTACGTATCGACGAGCTTTGTAAACTGCTGTATCCGTGCTCAATACGCGCGTCCGGTTCATGGCACGCTTTACCGCGCTTGCTGCTGCCCAAGGCAACACTTCATCGATCGTTGTTTTCCCGAGCCGCGAAAGTGCTCTTACTGATTGATCGAATCCAGATAAATCAACTTTTGCGGTTGGTCTCATGATCTCACCTCCACCATAAGCGCACGGGTTCCACCTTCATCGATTCGATAACTGATGCATTTCCAAGTCTTTGATTTGTAGGAGATTTCTGTTCCATCTACGATTACCGCATCTGTTACAACCTCGACAATCCGTCGATTTGTCGCGCCTCTTGCGTAGTTGTCCCAATCACCATCATCTTGCACGTCTGAAAAGATTCCGGTATGAGACGTTGTACCAATCGAAAACGAGTCACCAGCAAGCGCAAATGCATCTTGCAGGAACACCAATGCCGAATCAGTAACAACGCTCATTCCGGATCTCTCTGAGGTTGATCAGGTCGTCTTGATAAGCTGCGAAATCGCAACTGCTCCGCGGGTCTGCGGGAAACCTGACAGCGTTCCGGAGAACACAGCTTCATCGACTTCGGCTCCGGTTGCGCTGGCTACAACGATTTTCGTATATGTGCTGAGGCTGTCGGCATCGAACTCACCATCATAAATCTGATAGTTCGTCGTACCAACGCGAACCGGTTCCAAATCCAAAACCTTCGTGAAGGTTCCGGTGGCTGCCGTATTCGTTTGCAGACTAACGCGATTAGTCGTGTCAGCTGCTCCGTCGTTGGTGGCCATAAGGACACTCAAGCGCGCCTTCCCGGTCCACTTTTCAAGGCCCGTGATAAATACGCTTGTCCATGCTCCGGCTGTCGAAGCATCATCAAACATAATTCTTTCTTCTCCACCGTATCTGTCCATTTGTAAATCCTTTCGTATTAGTTGGTTGCGGATAAGTGCATCAGGGATCGGACCTGATACACTCAATCCAAATCAGATCACTGCGCTCCCGAATCGGTCGATACGCAGAATGCTTGGTCATACCGTGCTCCGATATCGTAATACATCGCAGCGGTAAGGACGGTCTCGCCAGATTTCGCCCTGGTTACGTTTTCCCGGATGATCTCGACTCCTCCGAACATCCCAACGGTTAGCTGTTTGATGTCGCCGAAGATGGTCTTGTGATCCGTGAGATACGAGCAAATCTCGTACTCATGTCCGCGAATACGGTTAGTCATCAGGTCGATTGCGAGCTGCCCGGCGGTTGCGGAAACCTCAAGCGCGGCAAACTTTGCCCATGTTGCCGAATCCATCAGCCAGATCGAGTCAGCCGTATAGGTGTGGTCCTCCATCTGTTTCGCCATCGCGTCGAGGATCTTGGCATATGCAGCTTTACCTCCATAAGTGATGGTGTTTTTCCCGGCCAATGCGGTAATCCCGACTGGCTGGTCATTCAACCCTGTTCCAACGATCCCGTATTTGTCCCACGTGTTAGCGGCAACCGCTTGCAAGTGGGTCATAACGACCTGCTCGACCACTCCGGCTGTCTGTCGGAGCAACTGATTGCTCAGATAGATCTGGGTTGTTGCGCGCTTTGGGCTCAATGCGAGTTGCCCAATGACGAGCTGCGACAGTTCGGCGTCCGCAACTTCTCCCTTGTGAAGCATGGTCGCACCTGTGGTCAGCTTCGGGATCTCAACGTTTCCGGAAAGACCTTCCAATACCTGCGCTCCACGGCGTCCGAGGATCGTGTTTTGCATCAAAATGTCGATGAAGCTCCCGTTGCGGGTTTCGGTCGGAACCATGTAACCACCATCGGCAGCGGTTCCTGCATTCTGACCCGCACGCTTCAGAAAGTTGCGGGCAAGGACGGTCTGCGGAATGACGATGGAATCTGACCCACCGTGCTCATTTCTGAACGTATCCTTGAGTTCTTCACTCAAATCGCGTTCCAGTCCGGTCAGTTCCTTGTTTGCCGCGACTGCTTGCAGCACACGTCCGAGGTCATAGCGTTCGGCTTTCTTCTCGCTGATTTCCGGAAGCTTGTTGGTTGCCTGAGCAGGTTTGTGATTCCGGCTGACCTGTGCGAAAAAGTCGGACGGCTGAATGTCGGAATCGAGAGCCTTGTTGACCTCGGATTCAGAGACACCCAAAACCTTACCCATATCGCGGATTCGGCTCTGACGGTCGCGTTCAAGTTTCCGCAACTCGTTGATGTCCGGTGCGGGTTTGTTTTCAATTTCTTCACTCATGATTTCAATCTCCTGTGGTTGTGTTGATTCGATTTGCAACGAACGCCCAACGCCTACGGTGATGTCTGCGGGGGTCGTCACAAGGCTGCCTTCGAACGGTTGCCAACTGGTCGCAATGTAGGATTTCCCATCCTCCGATTGTTCCCATTTGTGGACCTGTGCTCCGACCGACAATCCCCTGATGATTCCGTCATCGAGATCTTGCAGTTTTTCGGAGCCAAGTTTTGACCGAGAGAATTTAGCTGAAATATACAAGCGTCCGTTTTCGAGCCACGCTTTGACGATTCGCCCGATGTGTTGCGTGGTGTCGTGCATCCAGAGCAACGGGGCTTCCGTGTTGAGCCGTGAAAGGTCAACGTGCTCCGGATCATGGCTCAGGATTTCGGCAACCCCTCCGTATTGGATTGGTGTGTCGGATGACAGCGAAAAGGTTCTGATCCGGTCATCGGTCTGGCCTTCAGCTAGTTCTGCTCGTTCAACGGTCGTTTCAAAAAAGCGTTTGATTTGGTCATTCGGTTGCATCTTCTTCATCCTCCTGTTGTTGCGGTTCGGTTTGTTTCGGCTGTCCGGGCTCGCTCAATCCAAGCTCTTTGCGCCATCCTTGAGCCATCGACAAATCCGAATACTCATCCCAAGCATCGACGCCCATTTCGGACATGATGCGGATTGGGCTTTTAAGGTTGTTTTCAAGCGCAATGACAGCCGCATTAATTTCCCTCTGCGGGTCAACCCATTGCCAGCGCCGCCCTTGGAATCTACATTGACGGAATTTTTCCAGCTTCGATGGTGGCAAACTCGATCCGGATAGCGTTGTTACACGTCCGAGATTCAAAGCAAGCTCAAGCCAAGTTTCGAAAACAGGCTGAAGGAATTGGTCGATCAGCCAGTTTTGAAGCAGCTCGAAATATTGCCGATCCTCAAGCAATCCGGTTCGGCTGCTTGTGTAATTGACTTTCGTGAGGTCGTTTGCCAGTGTGAAATACGAAACATTTAGTCCGCTTGCAACCTCCTGGAGCTTGGCCTCTACGAATGCAGGGTATGCGCTCGTAGGGTGTTGCGGGTCCCACTGTTGAAATCCCCATCCAGCCGGAAGCCCTTCAATCGTTCCTGCGCTTGCATCGAGCGAAAATGGCTCGTTCGGGCTTTTGCCGTCAGGGATTAGCTCCGGAGCTGTCTTCGTGAAAAAGCCCATCTTCGCAGATGCCGTAATTGCAGCTACAATTTCCGCCTCCTGATATTTGGACAGCTTTTCAAGCGGTTCCATCACGCAAGCCGCCCAAGGGTATCCGCGTTGCTGCTCTGCAAAATCGTGTCGGCAAATGTGGATGATACGATCTGCCGGGATTACCTCGTATTCTGTCGAGTGTCGGAGCTTTCCCTTGCGGAAATAGTAGTTGAGCGGCTTGCCGTATCCGTCGATTTGCGTCCCTGCAATGATGTTTTCGGATTCGCGATTGAGGTCATAAGCGAGCTTTGATGCCTCGATTACTTGCAATGAAAACCCAAATTGTGAAGTTGGATCAGCAATCTTTAGGATGAAAATCTCACCATCAATCGCAACCCTGCGAAGGATGAGCCTCGTAAGTGTCTCGAGGTTGAAGCGTCCGGAGATTTCCGGATTCCGACAAAACCGAATCCAGTTGCGCTCTATCGTGTCGTTTGCTGGCTGATCGTATCCTTGCCCGTTGTCATTTGGGATTTTAGGCTGAAGCTTGAAACCGCTCGCGCCAATTACATTTTGGTCAAGTAGCGAAATCCACCTTCGGATGATCGGGTGATTCCGCTCCATGTCCTGCGCTCGTGCCCGTAGCGTTTGGAGCCGGTATTCGAGGCTCTTGTTGATGCTGATTTCTTCAGTGATCCATGCTCCTGTCAATCGGTCCGTTTTAGCCGCGTCCCAATAGCGCAAAACATTAAACGGTTGCATCTTTGTGACAACCCTTGAAACCTGCTTGCGAAATGGCCATCTCATAGGTAAACCTTGTGCGTTGTCCAGCCTGTTTTGTTGCTGGTTGTTCCGCCTTGTTCGGCCTGGAGTAGTGCTTGCCAGTGTGCCAACTCCTGACGCAATTCAGACATATTGGAGCGCGTGTAACTCTTTCCTCCAACTGATACTGACGTTGTAAGCAATCCGCCTGCGCTGAGTGTTTCGATTGCTGTCTTGATGGTTTTGACCATCTTTGCCGCAAACGTAAGATTGGTTGTTCCGGTTGCGGTTGCTGGGTTTGGACGAACCGTGACAAATCCCTCATCGATAAAAAGAACGGTGTCCTCGGAATCCGTAACGTAAAAGCAAGCTGAATACTGTCCGGCTGTCCAAAGTGAGGTATCAATGACGAATTTGTGGTCAATTCCGCTAGCCGTGCCGGTTATTAACATCGGAGTTGTTGCTGCTCCGTCCGATGGGATGAAGCGCAAGAATCCGGTGTAAGCGGTTGCAGGGTAGTCAGATGCGCTTCTGATTAGTTCGATCTGAGTCCCCGCGCGAATAATACCAGGTAGTTCGTAAATGCTTGCCACTCACCACAAGCAAGTTGGTATTTTTCGCCAAGTCAATTGTAAAGTTGGTATTTTTCGCCAACTTGTTAGTCAAATTCGCCAACTCCTTTTGTAATGCGGCCAAAAAAAACACCCGACAGACTAGGAGATCTGCCGGGTGTACCCGAAACAATGATATGAATCCAATAACTACTCTATTCTCACACAAGCGGAAAACTAACAAACCGCTCTTGAAACACAATCAATACTTAATCCTAGAAGGTCGCAAGCGCGAATTGGCGAAAAATGCTACTTTTTCCTTTTTCTCGCCATTCGATCCGCTCGCAACCGATGCCGCAAGCTGATCCCAGTCGCGGAACTCACTCTTTGCAGCCGCAAGCCCATACACCGCACAGTCAAGCGGCTCGTTACGCAGCTTCGTGTTGCGTCTAAATTCCTTGTGTCTCGCCCCTGTCCGCTTGTTTGTGACCCAAATGCAACGCTCGGAAAACAATTCCTTGAAAAACTGGTCATCACAACCGCATTGTGCATTGCTCGGAAAATGCCAGCGTCCGGATCCTTCTTCGAGCATCACTTTGTGATGAATGTATTCCTTCCCTGCATCTGTTCCAAGCGTCCAAATCGGATAATGCTGACGGTTGTTTCGGCTTGGAACACGTGGCATCAATGGCCTGTATCCTTTACTCTTGACGCCGCCTGCACCATGAACACACATCATC